AATCTTATAGAAGAGACAGCAAAAGCAAATAAGACTTGGATGAAGAATCCTGATGGTTCTAAATTTGCAGGAACACCTGAGCAATGGGTACAACAAAGAAGTAGTAATTATAAAAAAGCTTTTCCTAATGCTCTTTTAGATGATACCGGTACTCCTTTAATAAACTATCATGGTAGCGGTAGTAAGTTTGATGTCTTTGATGAAAGTAAATTTTATAGTGGTGAATACGGAAAGGGTGTTTATACAAGCACTGATAAAGAAGCTATACTTAGATCCTATGCTAATCCAGACAAAAGCAGAACTAAAAGGATAGCTGGCAAGAGTGGAACTGATGATCCTTCAGCAAATTTATATGAACTTTATATCAATGCTAAAAATCCCCTTACTACTGATGATATATTAGATTATAGAAACTTTGGTAAAATTATAGATAACTTACCTTCATTAGCTGATTGGAAAGCTAGTGATTTTGGAAAAAGAATGATTAAAGAAAATCAATGGCTTAAAACAGATGAGGCTATTATGGATTTTATAAAAGGAAATTTTCCAAATAATCCAGTAAAAGAAACTTTTATTGATCAAGGTGGAGATTTTTTGAGAGCTATAGACTCTCCTCTTAAAGAGGGAGTAACTCCTTTTAGTAATCAAATGAAATCATCAATAGGTAATAATGGGATGTTTGATATGACTAATCCTAATATATATAAACAATTTGGTGGACCTGCTGGAATTATAAACTCTATACGTAAACTTGCAACAGATGATGATTATAAATGGACAGATGCATTATATGATAATACTTTAGCTCCGTTATCAAATGCTCTTGATGTATTAAGTGTACCAGGTGCATTAGTAGCTGAAGCAGGAGAATATTTTGGAGAACGTGGAGATAAAGAATTTAATTTTACAGATGCAATGCCTGCACTCAAAGGTGATTATTCATTCAAAAATATAAATGATGGAGATATGAAAACTCTATCAGGAATAGTAGATGATGACGGAAATCCACTTGTAGAAAATCCATGGGGTGCATTTGCTTTAGATGTGCTTACTGATCCAAGTACTTATGTTGGAGTAGGTGCGGTTAAATCTTTATTGAAACCAGGTGTAAAAGCATCTGTACCAATAGTTAAAAATATAGCAAAATCTACAGATGATATAGTTAAAGCAACAGCAGATGATATGGTGGAAGTATTTACTTCAAATGGTACTAAGAAACTTTTACCAAAATCTAAAGCAGTAAGATTAAATAGAATTGAGGATGCAAATGTAAATAATAAATCATTTGGAAACTATGAAGACGGTAATTGGTTTAGTGATTCAGTTAGACCTTTCTATTTAAATAATGCAAAGAATACTTTGAAAGGTGGTAGACTAAAATCTGCAGATCCAAAAAGACTTATATCTGTATATTTAGATCCTGCAGATGCAAAGTTATTTGATATTACACAAGGAGGTACAGAAAGAGCTTTAAATATGAGTGGTGGTACAGGTAATCTTCCTGTAAAAGGAGAATATGTTTTACCACCTGAGTTAGTTAAATTTATGAGAGATGGTATAACTGGTCCAGGGTATAACAGTATGATAGGTAATTCAGAAAGTATTATGAAAAACCTAAATAAATTTTATAAAAGACTTGGAGGTAGCTTTCAAGATGGGACAGAAATACCAGATCAAACTGGTTTAGAAAAATACCAAGACAAAGGAGAAGTAGAAAAAAACTTAGATGCTTTAAACAAACAGTTGGCTAAAAAGACATATAACCCATATAGAGATATAGATGAAATATCTCAAAAAAGAAGAACTGAACTTACTGATGCAATTAATTTTATAGTAGATAACCAAGGAGGAGATGAAAACTTAAGAGATTTGTTAATTATGACTGCTTTTATGGAAAATTCTTATGGGGCTAATGCAGATGCTTATGGTAGAGATTATACAAGAGGTCCTATGTCAATAGATGATATAGCTTATAAACATATGTTTGAAATTAGAAAAGGTGCAAATGATTATACTTCAAGTCAAAAAAAATATATAGACTGGTTTGACAGTATGGGTTATGACCTAGATAATATGGATGACTATTTACGTAATGATGTAAGAGCAAATGTTGCTGCATCAAGGTATCAATATGGAACAAATAAAAACCCATTGCCATCTAGTAAAGATCCTAAAGCATTGTATAATTACTATATGGATACATATAACAGAACAGATGAGAATCATTATGATAGATTTTTAAAAGGTTATAATGAATTTATAGGCAAAAAAGAATTTGGTGGATCAGTTAATAAATACCTTACTTACAAAAAGTTTATGAATGGTGGTTATACAGGTAATGATAAAATAGAAGCAGAAAAAATTTATGATAAATTAAATAGAATGCACTATAGAGATGCAAAACAAAGAGGATTGTCACCGCAGAATTACATAATGACTAACCTCCTAGGCAATTCTTAAACCTAATAAATTAGTGATTCTGAGTAATTATTTGTATATTAATATTATAATATTATGAGTGTGAAAGCAAACAAAATAAGTTTAAAACAAGAGGGAGGATCAATGATTCAAGAAGGTCCTGGTATGATAAATACACCTCAACAACCTCAGGTTGATCCTAAAGTAATGCAAATTACTCAATTGATTAAACAAGGAGTTGATGAAGGTAAGGATCTTGTCATGATTATTAAGAGTTTAATGTCTCAAGAACTTGAGCAAGAACTTATTGGTCAAGCACTTATGATGGGTGGTATGGAACAAGAAGATATTGTAACAATATTTGAAACAGTAAATACTCCACCTGAACCATCTTCACCTCAAGAAGTTGACAGAGACCCACAACTCTTAGCTAGAAATAAAGATATAGCTAAAAGAGAAAGAGAGGCTGCAGCAAATGCACAATCTCAAGAACAGGAAGTAGACATTTCAGAGCAGGTAAGAACAATGGCTAAATCTGGTATAGAAATTAAACCAGAGAATGAAGGTAAGTTTACAGCATGGGCAAAGAAACGTGGTATGGGTGTACAGGAAGCTGCTAGAAAGGTTTTAGCTAATAAAGCTAAGTATCCCCCATCTGTAGTTAAGATGGCTAATTTTGCACGTAATGCAGCTAAATGGAAAAAAGAAGAGGGTGGTGAGCAAGAAGAGTTTAAACCACACTTCATGTATAAAGGAGATAGAAAAATAAAAGCTAATGATATGGCTACTCATCTTAGACTTAAAGATGCAGGGTATGGTCATGATGCTCCTAAAGCAGAACAAGGAAAAGAAACTGGACAATATATTAATGGTGTTTTTATTCCTGATGAATCTAATATGGATAAAAACACATTAGCAAATAATTTGAGAAGACCTAAGAATGAATATATGTCTAATCAAAATTATGCTGTTGCACCACTTATGCCACCACCGTCAACAAATATTTTAGCTGATTTTATAAATACATTTTCTACAGTAAATAATGAATTATTTTCTAATGAGGTAGATGACTATGGTAACCGCAAAGGTGCTCTCCTTGATATAAATAAAAGAGGAGAAGGAGTAAACCTTTTTGGTAAACAAATTCTTAAAGGTAATCCAGATCCAGATGCAGGTTCTGGCATGTCTAAAATGGAAATGCATGAGGCTTTAAAACCTTTATATTATAACGTTGAAGTAGATACATCAAAAATGTCATCTCCAGAAAACCAGCAAGCATATGCTGACTGGGCAGTGCAGCAAGCCAAGGAATGGGATATGGATAAGCAGAGACAACTTGATGAACAAGCTCAAGTTATTTCAGATGTTTCAGGTGTACCAATTGAAGAAGATAAAAGAACATTTTCAGAATGGGCACAAGACGCAGGACATGACATTAGCAAGATGTCAGAAAATGCTGTAAACCTATTACAAAACCTATGGAAAAAAACTACAGGTAAAATGCAAAAAGGTGGGGGTGTTAATAATCCAGGATTTAAAGCATTGCCGCCAGAAGCACAACACAACATACTTAGCAATATGTCTACTGGTGGAGATGGACCAAGTAAAAAAGAGGTTAAAGAGTATTCTAAAGTTTGGGGTACAAATAAAAGAGACACTAAAGATATTATAAGAACATTAATACAAAACGGATATAACTCAGAAACAGATACAATTATATCAAGTTATCATCCTTCTATGCCTATAGGAGATCAGCGTCATGGTCAAAGAATGCATAACCTTGCTACAAATGTTAATTCATCAGGTCTTTTACCTTTTATGCATTCATCAAGTCCTAATTTTGCAGGTAACCTAGGTGCTACGTATCCATTTGTTGATGCAACAGGTTATGGTTCATACTTAGCAGTACCAGAAATGAATGAAGGTGGTGAGGATTCTTATCTTGCAAATAGAGATAGAGTTATTAAAAGAGCTATAGCAAGACAAGAAGGTAAAGCACAAACAGGTATAGAACAAAAGTTTCCAATGGGTCCTTTTCAAGAGCCGGGCCCTTATCAAACATATCCATTTATAACAGAAGATTATAGCAACATAGATCAAGCTAATCAAGTATTTGGTGAAGATGGAGTTGTAGTAACTCCTAATGACTATGATAAAGATGAAGATAAAATTCCTGATACAATAGATGTAGATGGAGGAGATGGTACAGGAAGAGCGTCTCTTGGTACAATTGATAATCCATCAGCTGATATGTTGTTTAAAAATGTAGTAACTAGTCCAGACTTTAATGTTACAAATAAGCTTGAAGGTACTTTAGATAGAATTAATGATAACCCAAACTTTAGAGCTGCTACAAGTGTTTCTAAATCTCTTGTAGATGTTGCAAAATTTGCTAACAATATATTTGATAAAAGAGCATATAATGATGCATTAGATCAAATGGAAGAAAGATCTGGTGCTGATTATAAATATGCTGTAACAACTTCTGGTCCTTTTTCTGAAGGTTTTTATGATGCTAACTCAGGACAATTACAAGGTGAGGCAGAAAGAACACCTGGTTACTATATGAACTTTGCAGGTTCCCCAAATACATATGGTACGGCACAAGATGGTTTAGAAATGGAAACAGGCGGAGAAGTAGTAGAGTTATCACAAGATATGATTGCACAATTAATTGCAGCTGGTGCTGACATAGAAATAATATAATTATGGCTAGAGTAAAAATAAATAAGTTACCGGAAGGATTTAAATTAGTTGATGGCAAGGTTAAAAAGAAAGCCATTAAAAGAGATGGTGGTATGACCACTGGTGATCAAGCTGATTATGGTTTGGTTACAACTCCTCAAGAATTTTATGGAAGCACTAACTTTAATAACACTGATGATCAATCTGTTAGATATAGTTTATCAAGTGTGCCTAGAGAAGATGCTAACTTAGAAGCAGAAGGTGGAGAAACTGTATTAACTGATTTAAATGGAAATAATCAATTTGGATTATATGATATAAAAGGACCTAGACATTCTAGTGGTGGAGTGCCAATGTTTTTACCAGAACAATCTTTTGTTTTTTCTGATACTAACTCAATGAAGTTTGACAAAAGTGAGATGGCAGAGTTTGGTATAGAAAGTAGAAAAAAAATGACACCTGCTAAAATATCTAAGAAGTATCCATTAAATCAATTTTATGGAGAAATTAATAGTCAATATGCGGATGATATATCTACTAAGAGTGCAGAGTTGATGTTAAGTAAGAATATGTATAATCTTTCTAAGTTGGCATTTGGTCAAGAATTAAAGAAAGATTTTGAAGAAGGTGTTCCTTTAGCATCATACCCATATTTACAAGAGCAAGGTATAGATCCAATAGAGTTTACTGCAGAAGTAGAGAATCAAACTAAACAACAAGCAGAGTTAGAATATATAGCATCTTTACCTCCTGAGCAACAAGATCAGATATTAAGGTTGCAAGCAATGATGGAGCAAATAGAAAATCCTAATGCAGGACAATCAAACCAACCTAATGGTCAGGTACAAGCTTCTCAAGATGCACAAGACATGTCTGCATTAGCTAGTCAAGAAAATTCATTAGAAGCTACCTTAGAAGATGGTGGTGAGCTATCAAAGTATCAAGAAGCAGGAGAGACTAAAACTACTTATGAAATAGGCAATCAAATAGTAGATAGAGATACATATCTTGATTATATTATAAGAAGTGGTATGCATAGGGATATTAATGGTAAGTTGAGAGTAGATGAAAATGGCCTTACTTTCATGGAAAGTATGAAACTAACTCCTGAAGAAAATGATTATTATTTTAAAGCTATACAAGTAGAACCACAAGAAGGGTGGTCTCCAATGGACCCTATCTCAGACCAAAATGTAGATTTTTCACTGGACGAAAGTGAACAGACTGTTACTACTAATGATGATGTTAATGTTACTAATGAGATGGTTGAAAATGCAAGTGTTGATGGAACTGAGACTGTACTAAATGATACTGTTGAATCTGAAACTAATAGATGTAAAAATTATCAATGTAATCCATTACCTGTTGGTCATCCTGAGAGAGATGCTTTTGAAAAAGCATTGAATAATGGTTGGCAATTAACTAAAGTATATGATCAAGGTTTAGGCAAAACAACATTTACTGTAACTAAACCATTGACTAAAAACAAGTTTGAGGACTTTGGAGATTTTGAATTTGAAAACATTGAGGTAACAGGTACTGGAGAAAAAAGAGATGTATATACTGATTTAGAAAAAGAATTACTTGGCGTATATCAAGATGGTGCATTTGGAGATAATGTTAGAGTAAGAGAAGGTATTTATTCTAGAAGTGGTACTGTTGGTACACAGTCAGGTTCAGCTGGTGCAAACTCTTATGGTGGAGATTTAACTAGTGACAAAGCAGAAAAAGATTTTACATTAAGATGGGGTGATGCAATTGATAAAGTTGTTTCATCTGGAATTGAGTTTGATTATGATATGCCTAAAGGTAGGTGGTCAGCAGATGCTACAACACCAGTAGATGCACAAGCTAAAGCTTATCAAAAACAATGGACTGCAGTGCAAAATGCAATGCAAGAAGTAGAGAATGAATTTCATGCACAGAACTTTGGGGAGAACGGTCAACCTAGACAATTATTTCCAGGTGGTGATGCAGGTAAAGTAGATGGTAAGTTTGGTATGTTAACTTTTAATAAAGCTAGAAGTTATATTAGAACTGAAGATCCTGAAAGTTTGATGGCTGAAATTGATGATACACCTCCAGAGAGAACTCCAACTGAAGATCCACAATTTTATGACAAGCCAGATTGGTGGTGGCAAGATGTTAATAATCTAGCAACTCAGAATTCATTAGAGAATCCTTTGTTTTTACCTAACGTGCCTAGACTACCAAATACAGAAATAGATTATGTATTAGATGATTGGACAGGTAGAGCTAATATGACTAATGCTGCTCTTAATACTATGGCTAAGAACTTAAGAGCTTTTGGTAAAGGTAAAGTAGCTGGTTCTAATTTATTTGGTAAAGCAGTTAATCAATTAGCTAAAGATGTTGGATCAGTTAATACTAACAACATTAAAATTATGAATAGTGTTGCATTACCACAAGCACAATTAAATCTAAGAACTGGTATAGAAAATGCAAAAGCATATAAAGATGAGTATGATGGTACTGTTACTGCATTAGGTAGATACACTGATTTTGAGAATTGGAATAAGCAAAAAACAAATGAGTTATATAATCAAGCAATAACTAATAGAGCTAATACATTCAACCTGAACCAATTAAAAGATGTTATGAAGGTAGGTCCTAACACAGGTGGTATTATTGATATGAAGGACAACAAAGATCTTGAGGTTGATCCTAATGTAGATGTTAGTGAACAGGAACAAAGAAGGAATGAGTATATCAAAGAAAGAAATTTACTGAAGGAACAGTTTCCAGATATGGGAGATGATAGTTTAGATAACAGCTTGAAATACATTCTTCCTGGATATGCTGATAACAAAAAAACTAAAAAGGGAGCAGCAGATGATTATAATGATAGAGCTCAAGATAATGGTATAACAAATCCACAAGATTTGGGGTATGCTCCTTCTGTTAGATACAATGCTAAAAGAGGTAATGAAATTAAAAAATATGCTTATCCATTCTATACAGGAAAGATGGGCGTATAAACATTAAAGGTTTATTTATATCTGTTTGTAAACTTTATAAATAATAGTAAATTTGAACTATGGCAAATTATATAAAAGGAGAAAAAAATTACTACCCGGACATTAAGCCGTTTACACCGGATTATAAGTTTCTTAGTGCAGCATTAGACGCAAGAGAAAATAAATATAATGCAGGGTGGCAAGCTACCAATGACCTATATAGTAGAGTTTATTCTGATTTGTCTCACTCAGACAATAAAGAATTTCAACAACAATTTATAGAAAATTTAGCTCCTGAACTATCTAGAATTTCTGGGTTAGATCTATCATTACAAACAAATGTTGATGCTGCAAAGTCTGTGTTTGCACCATTTTTTGAAGATGAAGCTGTAGTAAAAGATATTGTATATACTTCAACGTATAAAAAAGAATTGCAAAGAGCTAATCAATTTGCAGATTCTCCTGACCCAAGGGTAAGGGAACTTTATAATCCAGTTGGAATAAAGAACATGCAATATAGAATGCAAGAGTTTCAAGAGGCTGATAGAAATCAACTAATAAATATGCCTTTACCTAAGTATGTAGAAGATGCAGATCTGACACAATACGCTCAAGAATATCTAAGAGGATTAGGTTTAGAAGGAAAAGGATTTACACAAAAGAAAGATCATTTTACAATGGATGCTGGTAAAGATGGCGTAATGGGTACACCAGATGATAGAGTTGTAAATAGATGGATTATTACAGACACTAACGGTAAGCTTATTGAAGGTGATGCATATAGAAGAGTAATGACTGATTTAACTGATGATCCTAGAGTACAAGAGTTTTATAAAGCAAAAGCTTATGTAGCATCAATGGATTTTGCTACACAAGGTGTTCAGGATGGATCAATAAAAACAATATCAGAAGGTTTATCAATGTGGTCTGATGCAGAAGTAAAAAGGGTTGCATTAGCAAACAGTGAAAGATATAATAGTCTAGATAATGAGATTAAAAGAATAGTACAACAAACAACTAGCTGGGGTAATTTTGGAAAATTAAATGGTTTAACACCAGCAGAACAAAATTTAGTTGGGCAGTCATTATCAGAAGCAGAGCAGTTAAGAGTTAACCTAAGCAATCTTTTAAAGGTAAATGAATTTGCAAACACACCTGATAAAGATGATCAAGCATTAATAAACAAAGCATATAGTTTAAATAGTAATTATAATATAAGTCAAGATTTACAGAGTGCTGCATATAACTATAGTAGAGAAAATGCAGAGACTGTAGTTAGAGAAAATGACTATGTTTTAAATGAAGATAAACATAAATTTGCTTTGCAAGAAATAGCTGCTAAGTATAATGCTGATAGTGCACTGAAAGATCAACAAGCTGCTATAGATGCAAATATGGAAATCTTAAAAAGTCAATTAAAGGCTTCAGAAGCATCAAATCTAAGAAGCTTAACAGAACAAGCTCAGGAAGGTGGAGTAATTGATTATTCAGATCCTAGAGCAAATTTAAATGTAATTGTAGATAATGAGGTAGCTAATAATGCTGACCCTTATGATACTAATTCTGAGTTGATTGCTAAGGATGGACAAAATATTTTATTAGAAAAAGCAAGACTGCTTGGTCAAATGTTTAAAGCAAGATATCCTGACCAACAAACATTTACTGTAACCTTAGATGGTGAAATGCTTAACTTATCACCTTCAGACATAACTAACCGTTTGCTTAAGCCAAAACCAATTATTGATGGTACAAGTGTAACTGATGACCCAAATAAATTAATGTATGAGACAGATATACTAAGGATGTATGAGGAACAGTCAAAATGGTTTAAAAATAAGGATGCTGTAATTGCTCAACATACTCCAACTTTTGTAAAGCCTGGTAGTCAATATGATACCATGTATAAATTATTATTTGGTAATGATCCAAATAATCCAGAGTCATTAGGTTTAGATCTAAGAGAGAATTTATATCTCCAAAGGATAGAAAAGTATGACAATGAATTATATAACAAAGCATTAAGTGCTGAAGAAGCCATGTTAAATGGTAATGATGAGTGGAAGATAGAGATGATAAAAGCTAATTATCCAAAACCTTATGTAGAAGAAAATGGTATTAAGCGTTTTATGACTTTTTCTGAATACCAAAAGGTTTTTAAAGATCAAGCATTATCTGGAAAAATAAAGAACTTTGATGTTACAGGTTTATTTGGAAATGAAAATGCTGGTAGTGATAGAGAAGATTGGACAAGAATACAAACTACTGGTACTAGAAAAAGTGGTACATATCTTCAAAATGTTGTTGTAGATGAGGCTGCAATAAACGGTAAGTCTAAAGCTTTATGGCAAGCTTATGCAGATCAAATAAATAATAGTTATGAAACTATAGGTGGTAATTCTTATCTTAGTTTAACAGCTGGCTATAGTCCTAATGCACCATGGGGTAACATTGGTTTTGTACCAACAATGAGTGCTACAGGTTCTGTAAAACCAGAAGCAGGATCTGCTATGGATAAGGTTTTAGGTACTGCATTAAATCAATTAGCTAGTTCAACCGCTGATCCAGAAACAAGAGTTAGTTTTTTACCTGCTCCAACTGATATAAAAGATTTTAATAATTTTAATATTGAAGCTGGGGTAGATTTGTCTGAAGAAGACAATGTTATTGCTAAAAAAATATTTTCAAGCTTACAAAATAGAGCAACTAAAGGAGAATTTACAATGACCTACTATCCAAACTTAGGAGCTACTAAGGTTGATGATGAAGATAGAAATCCTATGGGTGGTTATAAGATTGATAACTTTAGTCCTACATTTAAAAATGAGATAAAAAAGATTTATAAAGATGATTCTGAAGCTTTTTCAGCATGGACTAGAGTAATGAATCAGGGTGTTTTAATGGTTTTTGATAGAAGTGGTAATAAAGATATAAACCCTAATAACTTAAACATTATACAAGGTTCATCTTATATTGAACAAATGATGAACTTAAGTAATACTCAATCTTTTAGTTATAAAGATGAAACAAATTTAACAGCAGGTTTTTCTCCAGGTGAAATAGTTTTTCAAGATTTGGGAGATGGAACAATAAGTATTAGTGGATATACTAATGTATATAATCCTAATTCTACTGACATAAGTAGGCAATATACAAGACAACCTATGAATGCTGCTATAATAAAAAAAGGTAACATAAATTATGCAGCTGATTTAAATAGTAGATTTGTAAAGTTACAGCAAAACTTTAAAGAACTAGATAGATTAAATAATTTAGCCATTTATCAGGTAAGAGCAAAACAATTATCTGAAACAAAGTTTATTGAAAATTATATATCAAATAACCCTGGTTCTACTATAGAACAAGCAAAGGATATGTATAAGCAAGCTAAGAATTATAAACCACAACAATAACTAAAGTTTATGGCAGACGAGAATATAAAAATGCCTCAGCCTGATTATGATCTTCAACAGAGAATAGCACAGGACGCAGTAGATGTAAATCCAATAGATACATCATTACCTTATCAGAGCATAGAAGATTTAATTCCTGACATGCGTAATGAAGTAAGTGATGAGTATGATAGAAGTATATCCATGTATAAAGGTCTTATGGATAATATATCACCATCTACATTAGCTAATATATCAGCTGGTGCTAATTCTTCTGTTGTAAATGCTGCTCCTCCTATTCCTACAGAATTAGGTTCTGCATCTGCCTTTGATGAAATTTGGCAAACACCTTTAGAAACAAGTGTTGAGCTTCCCAATCCTATTTGGGCAAATGCTAAGACAATTAATTTTGACAAGATATATCCTACAGATGTATTTAGTGATATAGGATTTACTCCATATGCAGATATGGATCAAATCTTTAATAAAAATGAGACATCCGCTGATTACTTAACTAGATTTACACCTGCTTTTAAGAGTTTATTTAGAAGTGGTAGATTTGCTAATTACAGATCAATAGCTGATGCATTTAGTGGTGATTATACAAGTGCTCCAGATCTTGAGGGTGCAACTACTATGGAAGATGCAATGAGATTAGGTGGTAGTAGTACAGGTAGTTTAGGTGGTTTTATAGGAAACACTGCATTGAACTGGGCTTATTCTGCAGGTATAGTTTATCAGATTGCATTAGAAGAAGTAGCTGCTGCAGGTATTGCAGCTGCAAGTTCTTTACCATCAGGTGGTAGTTCATTGGCAGCATTTGGTGCTTTAACTTTAAAGAACTTAGCCACCCTTACAAGAATACCTAAGACAATAGCAAATGGTTTTAAAGCTTCTTATAACCTAGTAAAAAACTTTGATAATATAGCTTATGCTAAAAAGTTTTATGAATTTGCTAGAAGTGGTCAAACTTTAAGAAATATAGGCCGTGGAGGACTACAGCTTATATCTCCTGAGATGGCTCATACAATAAAAAATTGGAAGACTACAGGTAATACTTTTCAGAATGCTTATAATATAGGAAAGAATACGCAAGTATTTGGTGCATTTTATAGAGACATGAGAATGTATAATGCGGCATTAGCTGAATCTAAAATGGAAGCAGGACTAGTTTATAATACTGTTTTAGAAAATGGTATGAGATATGCTAACTTTAGATCTGATGGTAATGGTGTGTCACCAGGAGAGATGAAAAAAATTCAATTAGCTGCATCTGAAGCATCTTGGAAAACGCTAGCACCTAACTTTGCAATAATATCAGCATCCAACAGGATTGTATTTAAGAATGTATTTGGGAGTTGGGCAAGAAAATTAAATCAAGGGGCAACTACTCAGTTAAGTAGAATGTTAAGGGTTGGACCTGGTAAATATGCAAAGAAAAGCAAGTATATGCTTAAGTCTATTCCACAAGAAATTAAAGCGGGATTTAAATTAGGTGCTTGGAAAGGAGTTGCAAAAACTTCAGGTGGTTTGATGTTAAGGTATGGTGCTAGTGGTCTTGTTGAGGGTACACAAGAAGTATCTCAAGAAGCAATATCAGCTGCAGTAGGAGGATACTATAGTGCAGCATTAAGAGAACCTACACAAGGTGGTGCTCTTGCTATGTCTGGATTCTATGGTGCTGCTGGTAAAGAAATATTTACTAAGCAAGGATTAGAAACATTTGCATCTGGATTTTTAATTGGTGGTATGATGGGACCATATCAACAAGTCTTATTTGAAGGGGTACCTGCTATTTTTAGTACTGCACGTGCTAAAGTTGCTAATAGCAAATACTTTGATCCAAGCGGAGATAAACAAGTTGTTGATTATGTTAAACAACAAAGACAACAGCAAGAAGCTGTAATTGATGATGTAATAGCCCAAGCTAATAAGATGGGTACGCAGTTAGAGCAACTTGATTTACTATTAGATCCTGCTAAAATGAGTGCTGCATTGCAGGACCAAGAAGCAGGTATGGCAAACTTATCTATTGCTTTAAATAATAAGTATGATTATCTCAACGGTAGAAACTTTACACGCTTTGAAAATTTATATAGTAAGTATAAAAATGGTACCATGGGTCTATATAGAGATATGGTTACTGATTTTTCTAAAATGTCTGATACCGAACTAGCTGAAGCATTTGATAAAAAAGATTTTGGTAGAAGTCCAGAAAAGTTAAGAAAACAATTTATAGATGAGTTAAATAGAATAAATGAATTTGGTGAAAGAGTAGCATCAAAGTCAATGGATGAAATGTTTGAATCAAAGAAATTTGATCTATCTGAGTATGATCAGTCAAGTAAAGGGTATAGAGATGCCGTGTTTCATAACAGAGCTGTTGATCAAGCAAAGATGTTGTATATATTTTCTAAAGAATCATTTATAGATGCAATAAAAAGACAAGCTGATATAGAACAGTCTTTTGAAAATGAGCCTATTTTTACAAAGCAAAAGTATGGAGACGTAAGAGTTCTTGTTAATGCAGAAAGCATTGATACAGAAATAAAAATGCTTACTAAAGAAATCAAAGCTAAAGAAGAAGCTGGTGTGCCAGCCTCTGAACTTAAGAAAGATAAAAGAAAGTTAAAAGATTTAAAAGGATATTATGCTATTTTAACTGACCCTAAAAATCTAACTAAGAAAGGTTTCTTTAATAGATCAAAGACAAAAGCAATTAAGGGTGCATTACAAACTTATTTAAATGGTATTGCAGGTGATAAGTCTGATTATGTTAATCCAGAAGTAGTTGAGACTTTATTAGAAAAATTAATTGATCATCAGGCACTACAAGAAGATGCCTTTGCATTTTCTCAAACAGTTAACATTATGGCAAACCCAGAAGTTACTGCTGAGATTGTTCAAAGGAATGTAGAGTATTTTGAATATTTATTTAAAAATAGAAAAGAAATATATAGACATCAAACAGAACAATACTTAGAATCAGATAAAAAAAATAAATTAATAAATGCTATAGCTTCATATGATGTTTACATGAAGCCTGAACTAATCAGAGATTTTTTATCTGGTGAAATAGGAGTTGAGGGTTTATATGAGGGTTTAAATAAAGGTGACTTTAGCATTGATGGTAGAGCTCTTGGTGGTGCCATACAGTTAAATGAAGACCAAGATCTACAGCAAAAGATAATTGGTGAAATATTAACTTATAAACTTTTAATAGAAAAAGAAAAAGATGTTAGAGATATTGAATCTAATAAAAGCACAGAGCAACAGATAGATGTTGAAGAAACTTTACAGGATGCAGGTGTAGATGATATACAAATAGGAGATACAACTAGATCACCTATGTTAAAGAGTATACTTGAAACAGAGTACCGTAAATATAAAGAATCTGCATTTACTAAAGATGCAAAAGAATTTGCAGATTGGAGAGTTTCAGATGATGGTACAAGAATTAAAACTGCATATGATGCACTAAAAAGAGTATGGGGTAAAGGATATGATATTTTTGTAACAGAAAATGGTCAACAAGTATCACGTAGAAGAGTACCATCCCAGAAAGATTTAAATACAGAAAAAGGATTTCAAGATTATTTAAATAGTAAAGTAGCATTAGAAGATCCAACAGTTGTGGATATACTTAATGCATTAGATCTAACAATGGATATATTTACTACTGCAAATAGTCAAACTATATCTAGATCAAAACCTCCTGTAGCAGAAGGTGTAATGTTTGACATTACAGAAGTAGTAACTGATGGTGGATCATTTTATAAGATTACAGATAAACAAGGAGGTAGCTTATCACAAGCCCAGTTAGATATTATATCAACAGATATAAGAGAGACAGGTACTTTTACAGATTTATCTAAGGCTAAAAGATTATTGGATATACTTGATAGAGAAATATCTGATGGTTCTACATTTATGTTTGATGGACAAGCCGTGTCAAAAGGTATGTCTGTATATGATAAAAACACAGGTGAAGAATTTAGAATAAATAGTACAGCCAATAAGGGAGGTATGATTAGTATTGTTCCTTCTGAGTTTTACACTGATGACTATAAGACAAGATACAACAATAGTAAACCTGTAAGTGAATTAGATTTCTTTGTTAATTATGAATTAGAAAAATTATCTTTTGATACGTTACCAACTAATACGTACAAGTTATACTCTGATAGAGTAGCCAAAGCATACACGCCTTTATCACCAGAAGCTTATAAGTTTATTCTTAATTTATTGACACCTGTTGATTTCCAAAATTTAATTGTGGACATCCAAGAGAATGAAATGATAAATGAGCCTATTAAGGATGATAGGTTTTATGGTAATGATCAAAGTAAAGCTAATCCATATATTAAAAAACAAAGAGAGAGATATACTATTGCTCTTAAGTTAAGCAAAGATCAGACTGTAGATTTTAATAAACTACTAACAGACAACAAGCTACCTATAATAGAAGGTAAATTTGTAAATGAAAGAGGTGAAGGTACTATTGCTTTCTTGCCTAATGATTCTTTATACTTTGTTGATGCTAGAGGTAAAGTTGTTGTTCCATCAGCTATGACAACTGATTATGCTAAAAATATAATTATACCTTCAAGCAATGATCTAGGTATGCAAGCTGCATTAGATCAATTCAGTAATGATTATGATACACAGGCAGTTCTTGTTTCATTTGCTAATGATATGATATCTAAGGATCAGACTGTAGGTACTTTAGCAGAAGGATTAAAGATTACAAGAAGTGATGGTATTCCTGCTTATAAAAAAGGAACCAACCCAGAAATTTCATTAAGTCAATTATCTCAAAGCACCACTACAGATGGGGCTATAATTATCTATGATATAAAAAGAGATTCTGCTGGTAATATGATAGGTGATGAACCTACAATTATATCTAATTTAAAATCTGATGCTAAAATTGAATTAGCAAATAGAATAGAAAATAATCTTAAGCAGGCAGGTCTTTGGAATAAAATGATAAGCGGTGATAAGACTGGTCCAAATGGAGGTTATACTGATAGATACATAATGCCTATTGAACAGCCTAATGGGTTAATGACATTAGCAACTGCAAAAGCAATTAGAGTAGAAGAGAATACTGTAATTAAAATGTTTAATGATTTATTACAGCAAGGAAGTGTGGCTGCTAAAGATAACATGACTACTAAGAATGGTAGGAAAGTTATTAATGACAAAGGTTTTAATGATGAGTTCAAAGTAAAGTTTATTGAAGATTATGGTGAATTTTTTATTAGTGGGGCAAAAGGAGTAAATGTAACTATAGATGTTGCACCCGATGGAGCATTGAGAGCAGATCTATTTAATAAATATACAGGTAAAAAAGGTAAAGTTTATTATAATGCAGCTGATCAACAAAAGGCAGGAACTACAATACAGCATTTAGAAAGGTTTACTGAAAAGATTATTAAAGATCCAAAAGGAATAGAGGTTGGTGTAGAGACTTTAGGTATAAATAACTTTAGAAAGTCAATACCATTAGATGCTTCTGTAGATATGTTAATGGAAGATTTAGTCACTAAGCTAGGTCCAGAAATTAGAACAGGTCAGTATATTAATGTTGAGGCAAGTGCTGGTGCTATACAAGCTACAAAAGATAAGGGTATATTCTTAGCTAGACCTAGAACAGAACTTGAGCCAGATAAATTAAAAAGAGTAGAAGATACTGAAGAAAGAAGGGAAGATCCTGCTAGAGAAAGAGCCAGAGCAATTACTAATCTTGGTGATAAGATAAGTCAAGAAAATGTTGAGAAAGCATTTCAAAAGTCTGAAGATGATACCATATCTAGTGAAGCATTCTTAGAATTTACTAATAATGGTGTAGTAGAAACTAAAGTAATACAATCTATTGCTGATAAAATTAAAACTGGCCAACAACTTTCACAAAGAGAGAAAGCAATACGTCAAGCTAAGAGTCAAGAGATTGAAGATCTATTAAAAGCTACAGTTACTAAAGATCAAAAAAATGATATTGACCTTACTTTAATTGCACAAACTCCTATAGATGCAATAAATAATCAGATAGCTGAAAGAGAATCAGAGATATCTGAACAAGTAGGTGAAAAGAAAAAGGTAAGAGCATTAAGAAAAGATAAAATATATCAAGACTTATTAAAGCAAAGAGAGGACTTGATTGGTCCAGCTAACAAAATCTTATCTCCTAAGTTATCAAAAAGAGATGTAGAAGACATTAATATATTTATGGAGTGGGCTAAAACAAACTTGCCTTCATTTATTAATATAGCTGATATTGAATCTTTAGGCAATAACATGAAAGCTGGTGGAGTTAGAGTTGGGGCATTTGCTTTAGATCTGTCTTCTGTAAGTGGAGGACTAAGAGCAAGTGGTACATTATATACTGGAGCATCTAATCCTTTTAGGTATCATGAAGCTTTTCATGGTGTATATAGAATGCTACTTACACCACAAGAACAAAAAAGTTTATTGTCTTTTGCTAAGAAACAAAAGAGAGAATCACTTAGGTCAGAAGGCAAATCAATTTCAACTGAACTAAAAAAGTTCAGAAACTCTGCAGACACTTATGCTAACATGTCTGATATAGAATTAGAAAACAGATACTATGAAGAGTACATGGCGGATCAGTTTGAAATATTTAAAACTAACCCTAAAGAAACAAAAATAGATGCAGAAGTTAAATCATTCTTTACAAGAATAATAGAATGGTTTAAATCATTATTTAGTACATACAATAAAAATAAACTGCAAACATTGTTTGAGAATATTGATTCTGCAAAATATGCTCAAGCATCAGTAGTTGCTAATGATTTTACATTAGATCCAAGCCCACAAGTAATTATAGCTAATGCTATATTGCCTTATGAAGGTTTGCAGATTAATGGTAGTAAAGGTTATTTATATTTAGATAGTAACATTGCTAATAATTTAATTAGTAGTATGGCTGCTAGTTATGTTGGTAGAAAAAATGAAAATATAGATCCAGAAATAAGTAATGCAGATATATTTGAAGATGTACTAGAGGATTTTGCTTGGCTATATAATGTAACAAACCCAATCAATAGTAAATATAATTCTTCTCAGGAAGCTTCTAATATAGCTGCTATTGAGCAACTTGAAAGAATACATGATGCACTTACATTTAATGCATCAGAAAAGATTGAAGATAGCCCAGTATATAAAGCTGTATTTGAAGTTTTAGAACTTATAGATGTACAACAACAAATCATTGACAACAATATTGATCAGTATGAAAACAATGAAGGATTAAGAAATGTAACTCAGTTTGGTAAGGAAGCATACATGAGTGGAGGACTGGCATCTTTACCAACATACATAAGACAATATCTTTCTACTATAACAATGCCTTACACAGATGCATTTGGTAATGAGCAATTAGAAAGTGGAGAGAAATTAGTTATACCAATAAACTCTTTTAAAACTTACAACGGTATAATTAAATCTGTTAAGAATGAAACAGATCCTTTAAAGATACTACAACGCATGTATACATTTAGTGGTAATAACCCTAATACTAAAGCTGCAGTAGAAAGTATATTTAATGATATAGGAATAAATTATCATGATGTATCTGAGATAGCTGATATACAACTACCTCAGCAAATTAAAAATCCTTTGTTATTTAATCAAATTACAAAAGGGTTTACTAACTATAAAGTAAATTGGATATTCTTACAACAAGATAATACTAATGAAGTAATATCTTTTTCAGCAGCTGAGAGAGATGACACACATACTCAAAATGAACTATGGGGCCAAGCTTACACTACTAAGTCTTTAGATTGGAAAATAAATAAAGAAAAGAAAAAAGTTGCTACAAGATCAGTTAATGCTATTTATGATGAGCTAATCCAACCAGAAGGATATGAGGATGTTGCTCTAGATAACGTATCTAAAAAATTAGCACAAGATTTATTTGAGGGTGTAGGTATTAAGTTAAGTCCATTGTATGTTAAGTACAGTATATTGTCTGCCTCAAACCAAACAAAAACTAGCAATCAAGAATCTATACTTCAATTTAATAATGAAGTTAAGCCTATTCTAGGAGAAGATATGTTTTGGCTACAAGACATTATTAAAGAGGGTGGAGATTTATTTAATTCAGAAAATGATGGGGCAATTGCAAGATTAAAAAAATTAGCTATTAATAATGCATTGCTTGATGAAACAGTTGGTCTGTCAGTATTTAGAAATGTAAATGGTGATTTAGTTAATGCACATCAGAAGCCTACGTTTCATTTAGAAAAAGTTTATAATTTAAATAAAGAGACTGAGATAAATAGATTAGAATCAGATAAGTTTTTAGAAAACAATTATCTATTAAATAGTGAAGAATTCTTAAATATGTCAGAAGCTAACCAGCTACAAATTTTAAGGTTGTCTGGTTTAAAAGAAGTAAAGACATTAGATAGAAGTACCAATCTAGATTCATATCAAGATGGTGTTATAGGTACAACAGAGTATGGCAGTTTTACACCTAAACAACTTACTACATCTATTATAAATAATTACTTGTTTGATTATAACTCTAGGAGTAACACTTTAAAAACTAAAATGGATTCTGCTGCAGTAGCACCAATCTTAATTAGGATAATGGAATCTTCTAATACAAATGATCAAGTATTATTACCTGTTGTAAAAGCAGTGGATGAAGGTTTAAGAATATCTCCTGACTACTTAGGTCATATATCTGATTTTATAGAGAATGAGTATAATAGAATTGTCAGAGAAAATAGTGAAGAAGGAAATTTACCTTTTCAAGAAATTACTACTAAGACAGGTGATGTAATACAGATCCCAAAAACAATAGAAGGTTACAATGTTCCAGATCAGGATGGTTTAATGAGAATGAATCTTATGTTTAATGCAAAAGATTTAATCTCCCAAGAGCTAAAAGATTCACTGGAGGTATCTGCTATACAAGAAAACCCACCTTCTTTTGATAAGGCAGTTAAAGAAGCTTTAGGTAGTCAGAGTATAAACACAATAATAGAAGCTCAGCTTGATAAAAAGTTTGAATCTTTTATGGAGATGGTAAATACTTTAGAAGTAGATAGTAAAGTATCTAGACTTTTAGAGAAAGGTTTATTAGATGGAGTTGAAGGGGCTGTAGCACAACAAAAAGCAAGAGCAGCATCTAGAAAACTCAACTTAACAGATAATAAAACCCATAACTTAAAACAAATATTCTTAAATGATTATTTAAACACTAAGTCATTAAATGAATTATTATTAGGTGATCAAGCTGTAATACTTGAAGATTCTATAAAGCAAATTAAAAGAGCTAAAGGACAGAATGCTGCTGGAGACAGTATATATTCTCCAGTACCTAATCCTGAATTTGGTGTATTTGAAAGTACTGAAAATATAAATGCTATAATATTAAATGAGCCAACAATATTTTCTGAGTTCAGTGGTCAATCAATAGATAGTGCAGATGCACAAGTATTTACAACACTCAAGTTTCATAGACATGCACAATCCTCATTAGGAAATTTAACAAGAGCTGGAGCACTGGCATTAGACAAAATTGAGGATGGCACACCTCTTACTGCAGAAGAGTTATATGGACCTCAAGGTTTAGCTAAAACTAATCAAATGCTGAACTCTAAGAAGTATGTTTACTTTGATGGTAAGACTTATGTAAAGTTTTCTGCTATTGCTTTAACGGAGGATCTTACAAAAAATAATCCTGATCTAAATAGATTAAGATTAAACATGGAAGCAATGGAAAGAAACTTAGGTGATATTACTTTTGCTGGACCAAAGAGTGCTTTTAAAATGTTAAAGACTAATGTACAATCATTAGGTAGTGATATAATAGAACCATCAATACAATTAGATGCAAGATATTTTAGAGAGCAAGTAAAAACAAAAACCAATAAAGATATAATAACAGAGCAATCTCAAATAAAAGCTTTGGCTACATCTGAACAGATAGATAGCACACCTATACAAATAAAAGGAATGCCCAATGTTAAAAATATTGGTGATGTAAAAAGGCTGTATAATGAGACGTTAAGTAGAAGGATTGTACTAAAGTTTAAAGACAAAAGAAATCTTATATATACTTTTGATGGTTTAATGTCTGAGTTTTCATTAAGCAAGAGTAAAGATTCTATTACACCTAACCTACAAGTCTTTTTAAAGTATGCACTAAACTCATTAAAAGCATCTAAGGCTAGCACAAATCTTATGGAGTTTTTTACTGTTGATCCTACAACTGGTGAAGTAAAATACAATATAAACAATCCTATTAGTATTGCTAAAGCTGAACAGTTATTTATGAGTTACTTTAGTCAAGGTGTATTCCAAGAGAAAATACCTGGTCACGGTTTAGCTTTAGTATCAGATAAAGGCTATACTGTACTTAGACGTGTCTTTAGTATGGAGGATAACGGCAGGTTAGGTAGAAATGAAGTTATAAGAGGTAGTGTACCAGAAGGTGAAACCGTTTTAAATCTTGAAGTAGATAGCCTAGGTGCTGACTTTAAGTTCCCATCTGATGGAAAAGGAATTTTAGTAAGAGATAGATTAAGATATCAGTTAGCTGAGTATGATCAGAATGGAAAACGTACTGGACAATATTATAGTGAAGGTGTATTTGCTGCACATAGTGCTGATATATATAGTGAATTACAAAACAAACCTAATGTTGCTATACCAGATTCTATAGGTAAAATGTTTGCTGTACGTATTCCTTCACAAGATAATCATTCAAGTATGAATGTTAAACTTGTAGATTTTATGCCTGCATACTATGGGTCTTCTGCAATGTTTCCTGCTGAACTTATTGAGATATCAGGAGCAGACTTTGATATAGATACAGCATACGTACAAATAAAAGAATCTTACTATGATCAAAATGATAAGAAGTTTTATGCCTATGGAGATACAAAAGGTAGAGAATATTCAGATTACGTAAGATATATAAATCAAGCTGTAAATAAGGATACAATATATTCACAGGCTGCAGCTTCTTTTACTGATCAAGGTAGTAAGTTAGAAGATTCATACACTGATGCTGAACTTATAGACTCTGATTTTTCAGATAGAGCATTAAAGGCTGCCTCAAGATTAGGACTTCCAATCACAAAATCACAGTATCAAAATTATGTAAATAAAAATGGTGAGCCATATCAAGCACCTTTAAATAATAATGTCTTAGATTATAAGTATGCACTAATGGGTAATGAAGCTGTAAAAGAAATTTCAGTTACACCTGCTACATTAGTTGCTATAGAACAAGCCTATGATGAATTAAAAACTGCAGCACCAGAATATGTTGCTAGATTAGATAATGAAAACATTGATGTTGATAGTATTACAGGTAAAGCAATATCTTTTGAAGTAAACAAAGGAGCTGCTATTGGTAGAGCTGTATCACCAAACTTATACTTAAGTTTATTAGGTGAGTATAAAATTAATGTAGGAGGTTTAGGATTTAACTTAAGAGGGGAAATATATGATAGTTTTGGTACAGAGCTAAATACTTATGGTAATAGACTTCAAGATGAGATATCTTCTATAATAACAATGCTTACAGATAACTCAAAAGAAAACTATGTTGCTAAATTAGGAATGCATCCATCAGCAGTTGGTCTTGCAGTAAATGCAGTTGCCTTAGGTGTACCTTTATCAGATGCTGTTTTATTATTAAATGGTAAAATAGTTAGAGACTTATTTGCAGAAGCTAATAACAAAGTAGATAAGTTTGATGCAAGCTTTACAACATTAGTGAAACAACAACTTAAAGGTTTAAAGAATGTTAAAGCTAACGCAGAGGTTGGATTAGAAACAATAGAAAAATCTGTAAGAGGAGAAGAGCTTACTAAAAAAGAACAAAAATCTATACTGCTTGTTATAAGCAATTTAAATACTATATCAGGTTTTACTGGTAAAATGGCTTCTATAACTTCTATGTCTGGCCGTGGTATTGGATCTAACTTTAGTGATATACAAAAAAGACTTGATGATTTTTATGATATAGGTGTAATCCAAAGAGTAAATGGCCCTGTACAAAAACCTATAATAGATATTACTCCTATACTAGAAAGCAGTTGGGTTAAATCAAATATAGATGTATTTAATGAAATTGCTGGTAATTTAATTCCTGCCACATTTATTTCAGGTACTCCGGCATTTAATGAAATATATAATAAGATTTCTAGAAATTTAAGCAATAACAAAAAAACGTTTACTGTATTAGATCAACAGAAAGTAAAAAGAGATATGCTTTCTTTCTTTACTATACAAGCTTATAGACAAAAGACTAAAGAGTCTGAAGTAAAAGATGGTGCAACACTTACAAATCAATTACTATATCCTAATGAATTTGATAATTCAATATTTGAAGCAGTTAATAGATTGAGTCAAGCAGATAAAGGGAACTTCTTCTTAGAAAGCTTTGTTACTATGGTACCTATGTTTGCAGAAACAAACATGACAGGTATGAATTTATTACAAGCTAACACATGGAGAGGATTAGATAAAGAACAAAAGGTTGATTTACAAACTTCATTTACTAAGCTTTACGGCAACCCTCTTTTAAGAAAAGATGCTATGACCATAGTCAACTACATAATGGTTAAAGATGGTTTACAGGCAGCTAAGGGAAGTTTATTGGATGCTATTTCTCCATTTGTGATGGATGAATACTTACAACAAATTAACAATGTCAGTGATGTTTTTCTAACTAATAAAGGTTGGTTAGAAACATTTGGTGCTGAGCGTGATGACTTAGTTGATTATTTTGAGAACGGTTATTTTAAATCTGCAACATCTAACTCAAAAGTTAAAACCGTTATGGTTAATGATCCTTTAGATATAAACTCACGTTACACATCAAAAGAAGGTAATGTAATTTATACTCTAGACAAAGATGATAACGTAAATGCATTACCTAGATACATAAATTTTGCAGATGCTATAACTGGTTTTAGCCAGCTATATGTACTAGATAATATAGATAAGAAAAAGGCAAGTTATGTACAAAGCCAATTAGAAGGTTCTTATTATCAAAATGGTATTGGGTTTATGTTTGGAAAAAGACCTACTACTTTAGAGAATAGAGACAACATCAGGAATAGAGGTGAAATGAAAAGTGCTTACGGTGCAGAATCATTTGGTGCAATGACAATAGAGCAGATGGCACCTCCTGTAAATTCACCACAAAATCAAGCATTAGCAAATGAAAATGCAACGTTTGAAGCAACTGAGAATGAGATTACCTTTACTGCAGAAGATACAGCAAATGCTATTAATATTGCTGACACAGGTGCATTAGATAATCTCTTAGGCTTGAAAAAACAAAATAATAAAGTTGCAAAGCCTGTTGAATCTAACATAAGTAATTTAGTTTCAGCATGGTTAAAAACTAAAGAAGGTTCTTTAGAAAATCAAACTGCTGAGCAATCAGCAAATAAATTTGCACTAGAGTATGCAAAAAGAAATCCAGTAGGAGAAAGAGATGGTAGAACTGTAGATCAAATTGCAGAAGACAACAAGAAGTTAAGCAAAGATGAAAGAAAAGAAAATGCTAAACAAATAGGTGCAGACTTATTTAATACGATAGCCCAAGGAATGAATGTTAGCAGTGCAGTATTATCTGAAATTAATAATCAAACTAGAGCTGAGCTAAATGTTGTAGATGAAGCAACAGGTATATTAGATGCACAGGCAGATATGCCAATCTTAAATGAAAGTGAACAACAAATGACGTTAAACTTTGATCAAGAGATTAGTGATCAATATCCTACAATTACTTCATTTTATAATAGTATCTTTACAGTGCCTGGTGTTGGAGGAGATATAGTTGCTCAAAGAGATATATTAGAAAATAATAATTTAGATTCTCTTGAAGCTATGGTAGAGTTTTATAATAGTCCAACTACTGAGTTTGAATCAGAGCAGGCTTTTGAGGATTATGTAAAGAAATGTATATTAGGAATTTAATAGAAAGCAATGAGTAGATGTCATAACAAAAATACAGCAGAATACCAGTCTTTAAAACAAGAGTATGGTACAGATGCGGCTACAGGAAATATAATTGATCAGTATCAAGCATTTACAAAAACTGATACAGTACCTACTGTTGCAGAAGCAATAGAATTTATTACTAATAAACAAACACTTTATAACTTAAAGCAATTAGATTTTGGTCAGTCATTACTAAACAACTTAAGAAGACTTAGCATTATACATAGCTTTCAAGGTAAGTATTTTATAAATAATACTGATAGAGATACTTTACAACCAAGCAATGAATTAGTTGAAGCAAATAGAAAAAGGTTAGAAAAATATTTAGATATAAATAATATTCCAGCTGAGTCAGTGCTTATTTCTAAAACACCAAAGACATATACTGTTAGTATAGACAGCACTATGTTTAGTCCAATAGATATGCTTGAGTCATCAAGAGCTTGGGACAAACCTAGAACAAGACATGTAGTTATGCATTTAATGAAACTGATTCCTGGATTGAATGTTTCTATGAAATCAGTAAGTGAAGCAAAAGCACTTTATGAAAAAATACCACAGTGGAGAAAGTCAAAAGTTCCTTTTGATCAAATTAATTCATTTTATGTAGAGAATAATGTTATTCTTATAAAGGGTAGGGTTACCGATGAGATAGCAATAGAAGAGGTGCTTCACCCATTTGTGGAAGCAGTAAGGGTAAGTAATATAAAATTATTTGAAGGTTTATTATCAGAAGCAGGTAAAGCATTTCCTGTTATGAAACAGCAAATAGATGATGCTTATAATAGCAAAAGAAATGTTAGTGCGGTAGATAGAGAGATGGAATTAATTACCCAAGCATTATCTAGACATTATAATAATGAGTATGAAGAAACTCCACCACAAAGTTTTATGGATAAGATCCGTGAATTATTAGAGTGGTTGTCAGCAATAATTAAAAACTTAAATGAAGTAATTACCGGTAGAACTATCAATATAGATAATATATCTGAACGAGCTAGCTTATCTGATATTGCTAAATTATTAAATACAACAGGTATAGTATTTAATATAGATACATCACAAACTAACGGTAAAGTAAAATATAACTTATCTCCTAGAAAACAAAAGGTGGTAGATGGAGTAAAGGGAAAATCAAATGAATTACAAAAACGTATTATTGATAGACTAACACATAAAGTAAATGCTTCAAAACAAGAAGCTGATTCATTATCTGTTAGTGCAGGCCCTGAAGTAGCTATACAAAATAGTGATCCACTAGTTATTTTAAATAAAAAAGATGGTAAATTTTACAACCTAACAAATAGAAAACAAGTTAAGTCAGTCTCAGATGTTGTTGGTAGAAAGAAAGATTCTCAAAAGACAATTGAAGTTAAACAAGATATAAGCTTAATGTTAGATGCAATTGCAATTGATGAATCATTTGAAAGCATTCAAGACAAATTTGTTGGTTTAACACCTGAGTTTGCTCAAAAAGCATTTAATAATCTAGTAGAAGAATTACATACTACAATGAACTCAACTGATAGAATGCTAACAAATGTAGTATTCTATGATCAATTAACTGACACAGCAGGTGTTGCTGATGTGGTTATATTAAATAGAGTTGGTCATTTTAAAATATTAAAGCTACAAATTAATGAGGCTAATGTGATGACCAAAAATCCAAAGTCTTGGATTAAAGGTGTATTAAAACAAGACATAGAAAAAAGCTCATACTATCAAGATAAAATTGACTTAGAAGAAGGAAACTTATTAAAGGATGATAAATTAACCTTGTCAGTTCAAGATCAGGTAGAGGTAGGTTTAGTTAGAAGAATGGCACAAAATCAAGGATATGATATTGTGTATGGAGATAATGCTGTACAAAGTTTAATATTAAGCTATAAAGGTAAAGCATTACAATTTCATGGTCATATATCTCATCCTCAATTTCAAAATGATAATCACGTAGATTCTGTAATACCATATGCTGCATATACTGTATCAGATGATGAAGTAAAGAAATTATCTAAAGATTTAGAAGAAGGACTTTATGATATAGACAGAAAGGATTCTGAAATAGAAACCCTAGCTGAGCAAGTTGACCCATCATTATATCCTGCAGAAAGCACTATTAGTGTAGCATTAGATAATTATTATGAAGCTTTAGTGGATGAAGCTAGAGTTAGGGAAATGACTGAAGCAAATATATTTAGTGATAGATCTAAGGCAGATCATAAAGAAACAATTGCTAACACGCTAGCATATATTAATGTTGCTAAGGCAGAAGGTCCTGTGGCTCAGTCTGTTGCATATACTAAAATACTTAGGGACTCATTGTCTGAAATGAAAAAGTTTTCTGCTTATGTTGTTGATCCAAAGAGTGTTGCTGAAGATCCAAATTATATTAGATATGTAATGAACTTTAATAAGTTCTTAACCACATTTGATGGGCTTTATTTGATAGAAAACAACACTGATATTAATGCAACACAAAGATCTTTAATAGGTCAGATTAATATTGAACTTGTAAAGCTATTAGGTGCACCAACAATAAAAGGAAATGGACAAGGAGAAGGTATAGTAAACAAAGCCATTCTTAATTATGTTCATGATTTGACTTTACAATTGTCTCAAGATGGAATGAGCCAAGACAAAAACAACATACTACAGTCACATAGTGGAAAGACATTTACTGTTGATGATATAGAAGATATACTTAAGATGGTTCCAGATGTTGATGGAGCAGAACTGTATTCAAAAGATCTAGCTACATCAGCTGATTTTCTTTTATCTTCTATGGATAAATTATTTAAAATTAAAAGAATTGAATTTTTAGATAAAGTTAAGCTTAGAGAAAAGAAACTTAGAGAAGGAGGTGCAGCACTACTTTCCTTAGATACAGAAACAGATTTACAAAAGCTGTATGACTTTATGTTAGAGTTTGATGAGGATGGTAACTTTACAGGGTTGTATACACAAAGAATAGGGCAACAATACTATTCACAGAAGACTGCTTTAAGAGATCAGTTATATGATATTAATGGCAAGCCAATTAAATATAGACCTGTATATTCTTTAGTTAATGCTAAACAAAAAGATCTAGACTGGAACAAACAAGTCTATCTTAAAAGAAAAGCATTTGGAGATTTTATGAATGCAGAAATTTATGAAGATGGACAACTCCGTTCTGGCAAGTATCATAAGTATACAGATGATTTTATTAAGATAAGAGCAAAGTTTGAGTACTTTCAACCTTGGTCTAATGGTGAAGGAGGCAACTGGGTAAAAAAATCAGGTGTTTCTAAACTAGCCTATGAATCATTTAGAAGAAAATATTATCAAGAACAACCATATACAAAAATGTATAAGGATGATCAAAAAGATCCTACAGGAGTTGTATTAGAAAATCAATCATATCCTTCTGTAAGACCAGAGTATGTAGAAACAAAAGATTCATATATAGATGCTAAAGGTAATGAGGTTTCTTTACTCAATAAAAAGTATGAGGCCATAATGAATCCTACTGATGCATTAGGACAAGCCAGAAAAAACTTCTATGAAATATTTATAAATGATTATGAGTCTATGCTGGATTCCTTACCTAAATCAGTGAGGAATAAGATGTTAGGTAAAGTGCCAATTATAAGAAATAACTTAGTTAGAGATCTTACAGAAAGACCACCAATATTTACAAAACTTTTCCCTAGAATGGTAAGAAGTGTTAGACAGTTTTTTACAACAACGTCAACACAAAGAATTGTTCAAGTAGATAATGATGGAAATCTGATAGATACTTTGCCTATCTATTATACTGGCTCAGCAGGGGTTGATGGTGCATTGGAGCAGGTACAGAATGAGATGGATGTGCTTAGACAAGAAAGAAAAGAAGGTAAAATTACTTTAAATGTATATGAAAAGAAAAGAGCACTGCTAGAGGCACAGTTTGCATCATTGAGAAACAAGCCTACAAAAGGTCAGCTTGAAAAAGATATGGTCAAAAGTATGATTAAGTTTAGTACAATGGCTGAGAACTTTGAAGCAATGAGTGAAATAGAAGATTCACTTCAGGCTATAATTAAGGTTATAGAGATGAGACAGTATCAAGCACCGGGAGCAGTTACCTATGTTGGTAAAATGATTGATAAGGCAAAAGGTTCTATAACAAAAGAGGTTGGTAAGAAAAACTATGATGGTTTACAAAGTAATGCAGCTAGAAGGGCTCATCATTATATGAAGATGACGTTTTATGATAATGATCAGATTACTCAAGGTGCTATAGAAAAAACTACAAACTTACTAGTAAATGCATCTTCATTAGCATATGTAGCTTTTAACGTGTTTGGTAACTTTAATAACCTTACTATTGGTCAGTTGAATAATGCAATTGAAGCAATGGGTGGTTTATACTTTACGGGACAAGGATATAAGAGAGCACAACAAGACTTTGCTTATACAGCAGTACAAGGAATAATTCAAAGAACTCCTGATGCTATAGGAGACTTTGCAGACTTTACTGGTAGAGTTGCAACTTTAAATAAAGTTAAGCTAAAGAAAGGTAATTATGATATTAAGAAGCCATTGTCATTATATGAGTGGTTATCAGATCATTATTACATGATGGATAATGATGCAGATATTAGAGAAACATTTAGTGGTAGAGAAGATAGTGGCACTCTATGGGAAAGATTTACAAGCTTTGGTTATTCATTTAACCAAGGTGCTGAGTACTATGCACAGAGTACAGTAGGTCATGCCATACTATATAGTACCTTTTTAACAGATGGTAATGAGACGTTGAGTATACGTGAAGCATGGGATTGGGATGCTGAAACTCAAACAGCAACTTTAAAAGAAGGTTTTGATACAGTTATAGATAAAAGATCTGGATTTACACAGCCTTACAATGATACTTACAGAGCAAGATTAAGAAACAGAATACGTGAAGTTAATAAGCAAATTCACGGTAACTATGCAAGAGAAGATAGAATGGTAATTCAAAATAACTTCTTAGGTATACTTATAGCACAGTTTCATAAGTGGGTTATGCCTGCATTTAGAGCAAGGTTCCAACAACAATACTATGATCAGAATTTAGGTTGGATTGAAGGTAGATACAAGTCTCTGTATAAGTTTATAAAATATATGGGTGGTGTGACTTACTATGGCAATAGAGTAATGCAAGAGCAAGGCATGGGATCATACGGAGCAAACCTAGGTGCAGGCTTTAAGGAAGCATATGGTTATACAGAAAACTTAAGCGGTGAAGAATTCTATGATGCAAATAAAGGAACCATGCTACTTAAAAATGTATACAGAACATTAGGTGAAGCATTTTTAATAATGAACTTATTTATTTTAACATCAATATTAAAAGGTGCAGATGATGATGATGAAGGATTAGAAAGAAAACTTAAAAACTTTATAGCTTATACTGCAGATAGATCTAAGCAAGAAATGGTAATGTTTGTTCCACTACCAGGACTTGGTGGATTTCAACAATTATATCAAATGGCCAAAACACCTATTGCATCTACAAGAACCTTGGGTGAACTTGGTGAAGCAATGGAGTTAAGTGTACAGACTCCTGTTAAGTGGTTAATTTTATCTGACGAAGAGTTCATGCAGGATAGCAGTATTGTTTATCAAAACAAACCAAGAAAGGGTGAATTAAAATTAGCAAAGAACTGGTATGATGTTTTACCTCTACTTTATTCAATACAAAAATTCTTTTCCTTTGAAAAAAATAATGACTTTTATATTAAATAATAAAATTAACAGGTTTAAATCTAGAAGATGCCACATATATTGTTTATATTATAGTATAAACCTTTAGGATTAAAGCATAATAAGACTAATCAATGACAACTAAATTATCTATAGTGAGTATAACAGCATTCTGTACGTACCTGTGTACGTACTTTTTTGATTTATCAATGGCAAACATGGAACAATACTTAGCTGTTTGTTCAGTATTATGGCTAGACGGAATATTTGGAGTATGGGCTGGCTGTAAAAGAGAAGGGTTTAAAACTTATAAAGCATTAAGAATTACTAGAAACACCTTTGTGTGGATAGCTATTCTGACTGTCATCCTTATGGTAGAGAGAGGTTTTGCAGGAACAGGTTGGCTATCCGAGGTGGTTGTAGTACCTTTCATGATACTACAACTTATAAGTGCTTTGAAGAATGCTTCTATGGCAGGCCTAATAAAGACAGCAGAGCTTAATAAAATTTTAGATAGAATTGACAATCACAAAGGACTTAGAAAATAGAGTCCTTTTTTAATGAGTCAATATATTTAGCTCTATCATATGCATCTTGTATTGAGTCTTGCTTAGTATAGATAATAGTTTTACCTTCATCAACATACCAGTCTAATACATCCGGATCCTTATCAGGATTATACTGTGGCTTGCAACCTAGGCAAACCAACAGTAATAATACACTAACCTTCACAACTACTACATTCTAAAATGTTTCTTGCAAAGTCTTGTGCACTACTCTTACTAAACTGATAGTATAAAGTTTTTACACCTTCTTCCCAGGCATACATATATAACTTATTTATATCTTTAGCTGAGACAGATGGATCTATCATTAAGTTTAATGACTGTGATTGATCAATATACTTTTGTCTTTGTGCTGCCTGCAACACAATCTCTTTTGGAGATATCTCTACAAATGATTTAAATACTTCTTTAGTAGGAAAGTCTAAGTGTTGAACACTACCATCTTTCTTTAGTATAGACTTCCAAGTCTTGTCTGTATTTAGACCATACTTCTCAAGCTCCTCTTCTAAAAACGGGTTCTTATAGATAGTCTTAGACTTAGCAAGATCTTTAATAAAGTAATTAGACTTGATAGGCTCTATACCCATAGACACAGCACCGTGTATAAATGAACTAGACTTAGTAGGAGCAATAGCCATAAGAGTAGTGTTAGCATATCCTTCTCTTAGAGATGTGTATCCGTAGTCATTATGCAACTCTCTAGAAGCAATCTCACTTCTGTCTTT